CATCATGATTTGAAACCCCAAAACATTGTGTATAATTCTGTAACAAATCGGTGTAATTTCATTGATTTTGGAATGATGGAAGATATCACAAGATCAAAACATGAGTCAAGACACAATGTGTATAGATTTGATTTTTACCATTGGAATTTTCCCACAGAAAGTATATTTTTAAATGCATCGAAATATCAACGTTATTCTGAATTACTCACTCCAGAAAAAATGAAATATTGTCGTGAAATGTTTCCGAAAAATGGCGACCAAATGTCCGTGTTATATGAGTATACAATGAAAAAAACATTCGACGAAAAACATCACTATCTTACCGAATGGAGTAATTATTTTTTGTATGCTATAGGTAGACCCACATATGAACAATTTTTAGACAGATGTTTTGAAACATATGACTTATTTGGTCTTGGAATATCCCTACTACATGTTTTGGAAAATACCAAACACCTTATTCATGAAACCAAATATTTTAAATTACAACATTTATTCAATTTTATGATGTCGCCTAGTATGGCGGATCGTGTCTCTATTGCAGAAGCAATACATATATATGAAGATTGTTTGTCATCTACACCAGCTGAAATAGAAGAAGAAGAAAAGAGTGAAATAAAATTTGAAAAAGAAATGAATGAAATCGTAAAACATATTAATACAAAAATACCCAATATTGAAATAATCGCGAATATTACCCCACAACCACAAACCTCCACCAGAAGTAAAACCTTTAGAAATAGTATAGGAGGCTCGTTTTTCAACCCAAAGACCAAGCGATGTAATAAAAACAAAACAGTTAGACGCAAACCTGATACAAAAATTGATTGATATTATCAAAACATGAACTGTATAATATCAAACCTATTACCTAAATGTGTATTTATTTTTTTCGTGATTGGCGTTTTTTATTCAAACTTTTTAGTCTACGTTTTGTACGGGTACGCTTATTTTTTTTGCGTCGTTTTCCACCAATGGTGGAATCAACTTCATATTTTGTTGCTAATTCATTTATCCCCATCGTTTCAAATTCTTTGTCAAACGTATCACTACATACATATTTTTCATCATTTTCTTTATCTCTATAATACGTCAAAATACCAAAATTGGTAGTATACCATCCCATTTTATCCGTAGGATTTTCCTTAATATACATTTTCAATAACTCATCAATACTATCAACACCTTTTTTTATATAAAAATCATTAATGCACGCCATTGTTATATATATATGATATAATGTGATAATATGGTTTACGGAATGTAAATACTGAAATAGATAAACGGCGATTCTCCGTTACTACATAACTTGGTAACCGTATTATAAGTATTATTACTAGGTGGTAATTCACAAATATAGCAAATATTGGAATCATAAACAGCCGATCCGGTAACACCCGCATACATTTCACATTTTTTTTTATGATCAGATCCCCGTAGACGGTTAGTAGTTAGGTCAGTGGGCACAATGCCTACAACTACTAACTTCGAAGGTGGCAGAGCCACCGGACGAGTAGACCCAGATGCGGACGTTCGTAGAACGGTAGCATCAGGGGATGATGCCGAGAACGAAGTGTAGGCATCTAGACTATAACCACCACGATACAAAATACTACACAAAAGTAGTTGGTGGTAAAACATAAACATTTTGATACTAAATAGAATAAAATATCTTTATTCTATTTTTGATTTATGTAGTCATACTAGAAAAATTGGACTGTATTACACTGGTAGCCGATGGTGTAGCAACAAATGGTACGATTGACCACCGTGGAATGTCCGAGGTACTGGATAACATGGGTTTTTGGGCATTGATACCATTTTGCACCAACCAATTACAAACGCCCTGCATGAGTTTACCCAAAGTAACACTATAATTGTTCGCACTAAGAGTATTTAATACGGCATCCGTAAACACACCTTCGTATTCATTGGTAACGTTATCAAATGCGTCGGCACTTTGTTCATAGAGTTTACAAGCACTAATCATGAAAATATTGGTATTGGACATGGTTGGAAAATCCATTTGGGTACGTAGAAAATTGTTTCCGTATAAATATTCATAATTCCATTCCAAATCACATACTGATTGACTATTACAACTATCAAACATGATCATCGCGTTACATTGGATATTACGAAAAATATTCATTAAATCGGTATCAGTAATAAATCCGGTGGTTAAATAATCTACCGGAACAATCACGCCGGTATTACCATTGTTAATCAAAGATCCGTGTCCACTATAATGCATCCATATGTCAGTACAAGATCCGGAGATAGCCACTATATTTTGGTAAGCATTGATAATATTTGCACGGGTAGGTTGGAGTGCCGGATCTAAACTATCATCGCGTAACATGATAATATCTTGTGTATTGTATCCGTATTTTGTGACCAATACGTTGGCGATATTCACAATATCATCGATACAACCTTGAAGTGTATCGCCTGGAACATCTGTATAATTTATACCGATTAAAATAGCTTTTTTCATTTGTGAACCTATAATATATAATCTATAGTAATATATTTGTAACACCATAAACGTACATGGAACCGGTGTCATCATATAAGATTCATTTGTTAGATTCACACGATAATACAGTGACAAAAACGATTATATTTAGTCGAGACGAGTCAGGCGTAGTAATTTATCCGGATGATTCGATAGAAATTGTCAAATTGAAGATTTCTAAAGCCATCACCGGTTCAGATATGGAAAATTATTCAATTTCGCCGGAATCCATGTATTTATTTGGTCGTCAATTTATACCAGCGTCAGAGTTTACTATCGAGAAAATGTACCAAGAAATAACCAAACATGATACCCGAGAATTAACGATACCTAGAGTCCAAGCCTATTTGGACAATTATTCGATCTCCATCGTGGTGCCGGAGGACAAAACAAGTATCAATGAATTCTTGGAAAAAGTCCAAGAACATATTCAAAGTAGCAAGATTCGTGGTGTATTACGATATACCCCCATCGGATTTCAATACAATGTTCGTGGTCAAGCCGAACGAGATACCACGTTTCCTGTGAATCCATATCAATGTACTCCGGAAATATTACGCGAATTCCAAGAAGGTGGTGTGGCAACCACCAGTATCCTACTACCATATGATCACCATTTGTTGTTGAAATATTTGCCACTATTTCAAAGTGAAATTTATGTATGTTTTTATAAGAATATATTACCGGAATATTCAAAATATTATTTTCCCAAGAATCTTGGAACAGAATCACATACCATGAAATTGATGAAGAATCACGACATGAAAGATCCAACTGTTGATTTTTTTTACAAAATCGCACATAATCCGGTAACAATCCCACGTCTAGAGAAACACATCAAATCATTTACCATAGTAATGTTAAATCGTATACGAATCCCCCTGGATATAATATTTAAAAATATATCGGCGAATGTGTCTACACCGGCGATCATGTACAATCCGGGAAAAAACAAAGAGAATATATTACGATTATTTTCTTTACGCACATCGAACAATGGTCGTCGTATTCCAGTATTGACCAAGCGACAAATAACGGATTTCTCGAAATTTTCCAAGAGACAAACAGTAACATTTTTATTACCCAAACGAGAAGGTAGTACTATTGACGAAAAGGACAAGGATCAATTATTAGCGGGAGACTATGAATTATATGTGAAATTGAATTCTTCGGGTGAAATACATATTCATTGTGAGAATCGTATTGGATCTGTTGATGATTTAAACCGTATTTTGCGTAGTAAATTGAATCCACTTTTACTATATTTGAATTCTTTTTTAGAAAAGAGTGGTTATTCGATTCAACTCTTTGACGAAATCGGATCCATGAATATAGGAATCAAACATTTTCATGAACAGTGGGTTGTATCCGGTGTACCAAAATCGACACAATCCTTTTCAATATTGAAAGAAATACCTTGTATACGAAATATATTTGATGTATATGATGATGTAGGTGGATTGGGTGGTAATATGGAAGGTGGTGAAAACGATGATGACGATTCCACTGAGATTGTGTTAAGATACAAACGTATGTACAATGATACGGAAGGTCAGGGTCAATTAATCAAAGAATTCAAACATATGAAAAAATCTAATAAATTGATCATAGAAGCATTGATAATCAATTATCGTATGTCATTTCAACAAGCGAATTCACGTCTTGAAAAATATACCAACGAAGAAGAAGAACGTATCTGGGCAAAGAGTCCGAACAAAGAATTTTTTTTTCCAATACAAATTCATTTTGATAATCAACAAATAATCATTGATATTTATAAATATTGTAGGGATTGTGGGGGTAGTAGTTTGGACATACGTGGGGTGAATGTTCATGGAATAGAAGAATATACAGTGGGTCCCAAGATGCGTATTCATAAACGCCGTCAATCTTCCACTCCATCAACGAATCATATAGTCGACATACCAAGATTTGCTCATATCGAATTGTTAAAAATGTATGTACAATCAATATTACAAATCGTATTACGTTTGAACAAGATTTCTGTGCCAGTTTTTTGTGAAAAAATGTCATTTGATCCGGAATCAATCGCAGAAGAACCAGAAGAATTGGAACCCGAACCGACTTTTACTGAAGAAATCGTAGAGGAAGGGGGTGAGGAAGAGGAGGAGGAAGAAGAGGAAGAGGAAGAGGAAGAAGAGGAAGAGGATGAAGACGAAGGATTTTTGTTTGGTGGTGCAAAAAAGAAGAAATATAAAACGAAATTAGATCGCCTCAAAGATGCTGATTCCAAATTATTTTTTACATCTACCAAGGGCGCCAATGAAGAATCGTATGGGCGTATTTGTCAAAAAGACCATCAACCGATTGTGTTCAACCAAGAAGAGTATGACGCCAATTTGAAAAGCAATCCCGATTTAAAGACGGTACATTACGCAACAACGCCGAATAAAAAATTGTGGTATACGTGTCCCAAATATTGGTGTAGTACTACGAACCAAATATTAACCGAGGAAGAATACAAGCAAGGTGTATGTAAAGATCATGTAGAAATATCCAAATACAACAATCCAAGTTTTGAAGATTCAACGAAACACCCGCACCCAGAAGGTCATTGTTTACCTTGTTGTTTTAAAGGAGACGTAACTACCAAGACATTACATAAAGATCGTATATTGAAATGTCAACAGGGTAATCAAGATACGTCTGAAAGTGAATTGAACCCGGTGGATATCACCGCCCGTATATTCAAAGAAGATCGTAATATATTGAAATATTCGTCAAACCCACCCCTGACACAAGGACGCTGGGGAATTTTACCCAAATCAGTACAATATTTTTTGAATATAGATTATTCCAAGATGGTGGTCAACACGGCGAATAGTACCAAGATTGTACAGAATCAACCCTGTTTTTTATTATATGGTATTGAACATCCCAAACGACAATCTTTTTTAGGACTATTTGCTGAAATATATTCTTACAAAAATAAATTGAAATCAACCATCACTACCCAAGAATTACGTAAGTTGTTAGTAAGTAAATTAACCTTGGATCGTTTTTTGCATTGTCATAACGGTTCATTTCCGTCGGTATTTGGCGTGAATTCACGTAGTCCGAATTCTCCACCATTAAAAACATATTCATCCACACAATTCTATAAGACGATTGATCAACATAATCCCATACAACTGGCTTTCTTGGAAAAGGTAGTATCTTCTTTTGAAAACTTTGTCGCGTTTTTGACAGATACACAAACCACCATTGATCATATGTATTTATGGGAATTGTTGGCGGGTAATTTCCCTGAATTGATACCTGGTGGTTGTAATTTGGTGATATTAGAACTTAGCCAAGAGGACGGTATGATTGATTATTTATGTCCACCCAGTGAAATATCAGTATTTGATGTCCGAAAAGAAACGTTTTTCATATTAAAACGTGATCAATACTATGAACCGATATATCAATATATGGATTACAATGGCAAAAATATAATGGTAACCAAAGGATTCTTCTTGGAAAAAACTGTACCGTATTCTTCCATGCGACGTATATTGGAATTGATGGATTCATCTATGCACAAATATTGTTTACCGATTCATGATTACCAAGACTCCAATACGGGAACCACCAAATCAGTGAATAAATATAATTTATCAGCAAGTCAAATACAAATAATTCTGCATAGATTTAATTATACGATTCATTGTCAAGTATGGAATACTCAAGGCAAAATAGTGGGATTTTATATTTCACGTAACAACAATGAAAAATTGGGTATATTTATTCCCTGTTTTCCTTCAGGAATCTTGGTTGATTCTCCCTATCCCATTGTATATATTCATCCAGATGGATCCACTATTACTAACAAATCCAGTGTAACCGACATTTCTTTGTGGAAATCATATAAAATCACCTTGGTACGTTTGAATTCCGTTATCGAAGATACCAACCGTGAAATACTATGTGAACCAATCCATAAAATAATTGATACCAAGAGTGGTAAGATCACCGGGATTATGACCGAAACGACCCAATTTGTTCCTATATTTCCTCACGAAACACCAGTAGAAGACGAATTAAAACCCCTGAT